TCTCACCAGAGCCAGCAGCAATACGTGCTCTCTTAGCGTGAATGTTAGCGTATAAACCTACCTTGCCGCCTTTAGCATATTGAGTAAAGTCCGTATTATCTCTACGGGCTTTAACTTTACCTTTAGGCATTTTAGATGGGGCAATATCACCCATACCACGAGAAGATCTCATTAGCAAATTTTTCCTTTAGTTTTACCACGAATAGCAATACCATCAGCACGAGCTGAAGCAGAACCACCTTTAGCCATACATTTGGTCTTACCACCGTATTTGTAGTTTTCATCAAACTTTTTAACTTCTTTGCTTGGCATATATCCTTTAAGACCGCCAACTTCAAGTCCTTTTTCTACTCCTTTTTTAGGATCTTTCATTGGACCCATATCATTCTCAGAAGGCATTGTTTTACCAGCTTTAATATTTTCCCAAGCTTTATCAAAATCAGCTTGTTTAGGTTGTTTATCTTTATCAGCCATGATTAAATAATCCTGCCTTTAGATTTGCCTTTAACAGCAATACCATTAGCTTTTGCTAATTGAGCTGCTTTACCGCCAGAAGCGTAGCATTTACCGCCACGATTCATGCCGTGTTCTTTCATTTCTTCTGCTTTAGATTCTTTCTTTTCATGTTTCATCATAGCAGCTTTAGATTTATATTTTTCACCAGTACCTTTTTCTGTGATACCGCCTTTTTTCATTTTATGCATAGATGATTCATGACCTTTTACTTCTTTTTTAGCAATCATTTTTGCATCTGATTTTGTTGCGCAACCACCATTTTTCATATAGCCCATTTTATTTCTAACCTCCGTTGGTAATTTTGATAATCCAGGATTATTGCTTTTGTCTATAGGTTTAAGTTTGCCACCTTTTTTCATTGTTGGCATTGTTGGAGCAGCCATAGCTGCCATAGGATTTACAGCTGGTCTAGCTACTTCTGGTACAGCTAGTGATGGTCTTCTCATTGCACGACCCATCATCATAGCCATTCTTGGATTGGTTGATCTTTTTTTCATATTAGTTCCTTAGTTACATTTCCATCGTTTAAGAGATGCTGCTTTTCTAGTAGGTCTGCCTTTTTCATCTTTCATAGGACCAGGCATACCAGACATACGAGCACAGAAAGAACGTTTACGAGCACCGCCTTGTGGTTGTGGAGCTTTTAAATTTGATCCTGTAGCAGCATTGTATTTAGCACGGCCTTTTGCAGTGAGTCCAGCACCTTTAGATACAGGTAACTTTTCACCACGTCCAATAGATAAAGATACGCCACCTTTTTTAAACTTCTTGCCTTTATCAGCTTCCATAAAATCTTTACCTACAGATTGTGGAATGCCAACTTTTTTAGCAAAAGATTTATTGTGAGCTACTGCCGTCATAAGTTTATGTTGAGCTTTAGATTTACTGGGCATGATGTTGCCTTATAAGTTCGTCAATCTTACCTTCTAGTTTAGAAAATCTTACGTCTAAATGCGTCACAATGCGATCTAATTCAGCTTGTGTTACATTATCACGAGCAACTTCTTCACGAGTTTTATTGAGTAATATACTAAGACGGGAAAGCTCATCAAATTTATCTTTTACAATATATCCAATAATACCTACTACAACAGTAAGTAATAAGTTCCATAAAAGCATCATTGCATTGCTATCCATAGAATACTTGAGCTGTCAGACCTGCTGAAGCAACAGCTGAAATATTAGTATTACACTTAATACCTTCACCTGGAACTAAAACATAAACTGAGCCTGCCGCACCTGCTGGAGCTGTATAACTAAATCTTGCTGTACCACCAGTACCATCATTAAGTACTAATGTTGTAGCAGCTGTATAGTTAATTAAAATTCCTTTAATACGAGCTGGGCCGCCAAAAATTGTAGTGGTTGCACCAGCTGCAGCCGTAGCTGACTTTACATCGGTTTGCATCATAATTAATCTCCTAAGTTAATAATAAGGGGGCTAGGTGCCCCCTATTGAGGTTAATTAGGAAGTAGCAAATGGAGTAGCAACAACGCCAGAACCGTTTACTGTGCCACGAACCATGTAAGTATTAGCTGCAATTGCAAAGATTTCAATCCATGTACCAGCAACGCCACCAGTAGTTGTACCATTTAAATTGATGTTGTCAAATGAGTCAGCTGCTAAAGCATTGTATGCTACGATAGCATCGCCTGTATCTGTATCAACACCCATTAAAGAACCAACAAATAAATTGCCAGTGCCGTTTGTTGCTATTTTTAATGTTGATGTTGAGATTGTTGTTGGAACCCAAATTGTGTAAAGAACGCCAAGGTTGTTTACAGTGTTAGGATCTTGACCTGGGCCAGATGTTGTTGGGTTAGCTGATGTATTGATTGTAGGTAATGTTAAAGTTGTTGTAGCTGCTAATGAACCACCAACAGAAATAATACGACCACCATGAGCTGATGGGCTTAATGTTGTGCTTGATGTAAGTGTAACAACTGAAGCAGGACCTTGTTGATAAACGCCACCCAATGAACGTACTGGGCCTTGAAATGTAGTTTGAGCCATTTAGATTTCTCCATATAGAGTTAAGTTTATTAGTCTTATATGCGTCTGCCAGGACAGTCTAATAAACCAGGTTGTTCCTGGATATGTTTATTTTACAATACTTTTAACCATAAACGCTAGTATTTTAACAAATAAAAAAGGCCCTCCGAAGAGAGCCTTTTCCATCATCAAATGCTTAATTAAGCACCTGGTGAACCAAACATACCTAACGGATCTGACCAACCGAAAGAGTAACGTTCACGTGATTTATAACGTACGTTACCTGTGTCGAAGTCACCGTCCATTGAGTTTTGTAATGGAGTTCTAACAAAGTGTTTCATGCCGTTAGGAACATCAGTTGTTAAATACCAACCGTTTGTGTCTGTCAAGAAGTGATTAACTGTGTAACCTTCTGGGATAGAACCATTGTTCTTAATTGCATTGATATCATTGTCAGCTGTACCAACACGTAACTCAGTTTCTAACAAGCGAGTTGCAACGAATTGCAATGCTGGTGGAACGATAAGTTTACGTGGTTTAGCAGCGATCAAGAGACCACGCTCATCAGTCCAAGCTGCGATTTGAATAACTGCATTTTCCAATGAAGTTTCGTTCAAGTCTGCTGCTGTTGATGGTGTGTTGCTGTTTGTACCGCCTGATACAAGTGGGTGATCAGTTGCAAATAAAGCTTTGCCGTCACCACCTGTGTATGAAGCACTGAAGCCGTTATTAATAACTGCAGCAGCCTTCACTTGTTTTGTGTAAGCCATAGCTCTTGCTAAAGCTTTTGTGTAACGAGCTGATAAAGAATCATAAAGGTTATCTTCAATAGCTTCTTCAGTTAAGCTGAAGCCAAGAGCGATAGTTTCATGATTGTATCGAGCTGTCCATGCTTCTTGAGCATTGTCATAAGCGATGGCAGTGCCTTCGTTTTTAACAGGAGCTGCTGAGAAGCCTGATAGTTTTGTTTCTTCTTCGAAAGAACGTTCTGAAGTCTCTGTTTCGTAGATTTCTTTGTGTTCTTCGCCATATCTTGCATATTCTAAACCGAATAGTGCATTAAGACCTGGTAATAGCTCTTTTAGGAGCTGTGCACGTGAAATAGCCATGTTCTAATCTCCTTAATTAAGCTGTGTAAGTAGTGCCAGTAGCACCGAGAAGTTGTGAAGTATTCATCTTAACAACCACTTCAGGATAAACTAAAGTGCTTGATACGTAGTAAGCAGTATCAGGAACTAAAGCTACAACTCTGAATGGTAATGTTGATGTGTCGCCAGCACCGTTTGCAGGTACTACAACAGATGAACCAGAATCACCAGTTGTTGCAGAGCCTGTACCATAAACTGTAGCAACGTTACAACCTAAGATTGTACCATTAGCATAAGTTACTGTACCAGCTGCGCCTGATGTTGTTACTGCTACTTTGAATTCAGCTGCAGGATCAACAACAACATAAGCAATAGCGTTAGTAACGCTAGTACCTGGGTAGTATTGAGCTTGCACTGTTTGACCAGATGAATTCTTGTATTGGCAACCTACAAACACACCTAAAACTGTGCCTGTTGTTGTAGCGCCAGACAATGTAATATTGCCACCATCTAACTTAACTGTATCACCGTTATAGATTGCAGTATTATAAGAACCTGAAATAGGTAATTGTAATGTTGCACCAGCATATGGAATGCCGTCATAACGATTGATTGGTTTAAAGCCATATGGAGCACTTACGGTTGGATAAGCCATAAAAATCTCCTAATATTAAATAATTAACCTTTGCCAAAACTGACACTAGATTTCTTCTCATTAAAGAGAGGCATTCTAGGATCATTTTGACGCATAAGACTATTATCTACAGCATCAGTTTGCGATTGCGTTTGCTTATCGTAATATGCTGTTCTTTGATCGACAAGCTCTTGAGGTGTCTTACAAAGTAATAATCCGCCAATCTCAATGTTGTCTTTAAAACGACTATCGGGATCGACTAACAGTTTAAATTTAGGTTGCTCTTCTGCTCTTACAGGTTCCCAGCCTTCTCTAAGCTTGCCGCTGAGATTGCGTGGGTCTGCTGAGTTCAGCATTGAAACTCTAATCCATC